CACATTCCTGTTCCCTCTGGGTAATGGGTTCTTCGGCGTCAAAACTCGGTCATATGTTTCTGAGTTAAAAGTTAGAAAACTAGATGCTGCCATGAAACAGAAATATCAAGAGTTCATTAATGAAGGGACCCTGATAGTTATGCCAGGGGCTGTATTAGATATGACCCAGGTCTATAGAGACCTCGACGACTTTATCATCGAACACCAATATACAGTAGTAGCATTTGGATACGACCCTTACAACGCTAAAGACTTAGTTGAATTATGGTCTAGAGAACATGGAGAGTATGGTACTACGGTAGTTAGACAGGGAGCTAAGACTGAGTCGGTTCCTTTGGGTGAACTAGGCAATCTAGCATCTGAGAGATTGTTGTTATTCGATGAAGAATTAATGAAGTTCGCTATGGGTAACGCTATAGCAATTGAAGATACTAATGGTAACCGTAAGTTATCTAAGAAACGAGACAGCGAAAAGATTGATAATGTTGCTGCGTTATTAGACGCTTGGGTTGCTTATAAACGGTTCCAGGAGGCGTTCGAATAATGAAATTTAAAGACAGATTATTACATGCCTGGAACACGTTCACTAAGAATGAACTCGCACATACTTACGACTACGGTTACTCATCATCAAGAGCTACTCATAAGACACGTAATTCTTTCAACACTTCGTCTTATGTAACATCTATATACAACCGAATAGCAATGGATGTATCTATGACTAGTTTTAAACACGTCAAGGTCAACCTAGAGAACGAAGACATAACTGACTTAAAGACTGGTCTTAATAACTGTCTTACCGTTGAAGCCAACCTTGACCAAACTCACATCCAATTCATTCAAGATTTGGTGTATTCGATGTTTGATGAGGGAGTCGTAGCTGTAGTACCAATAGAGACTACAATCTCACCAGAAGTAAGTGGGAGTTATGATATCAATTCATTACGAGTTGGTAAAATTGTGAACTGGTTTCCAAAGCATGTTGAAGTAAAAGTATACAACGAGGATACAGGTCAAAATGAGAACATTATCCTTAGTAAACGAAACGTAGCTATCATCGAGAATCCTTTGTATGCTGTGGTTAACGATGAGAACTCGACTTTAAAACGATTAATACACAAGCTTAATCAACTAGATGATATCGATGCTTTAGCCGCATCTAGTAGGCTTGATTTATTAATATCTATTCCTTATGGAATCAAGACTGACCAGCAGAGACAGATGGCTGAAAGAAGAATTGCTGATATTGAAGCTCAATTAGCGTCTGGTCGAAATGGTATTGCGTACATTGACGGTACTGAGAAAGCTATGCAGCTTAATAGACCTGTTAACTCACAGTTACCAGAGACGATTAATACTCTAACGCAACAGTTTTACAATCAATTGGGTCTAACGAAAAATATATTTGATGGCACAGCAAGCGAAGCGGAAATAAGAACATACTATAGTAGAACCATTGACCCAATAGTGGACAACATCGTTGCAGAGTTCAATCGTAAATTCTTAACTAAGACTGCCAGAACTCAAGGTCATAAAATTATGTATTACCGTGACATGTTCAAGTTAGTTCCTGTTGAAACAGTGGCTAATCTTGGTGACGCTTTAAGACGTAACTACATTGCTTCATCTAACGAGATTCGTAAGATTATAGGATTGAGACATTCAGATGACCCTCGTGCAGATGAACTATTCAACCCTAACATCGCAGACAGTAATCAAGCACCATCAACATCTGCGGTCAGTCCTAAACAACCAGAGGAACAACAGGTAGAACCTACCGAAGAAGAGTAGCACCTTGGGTCGCTCACGTCCCCTGACACTTGTCTAAATGTGTGGTTATATTTTGGAAGGAGGTAGAATGTCTAGTGGATAAGAAAACCTATGACTTTGCTGGATGGGTCACTAAGCATGATATTCGCTGTTCAGACGGTGTAACTATCAAGCATGATGCGTTCAAAGACAATGATGGACAGCAAGTACCTTTAGTGTGGAACCATGATTACAACAGTCCTAGTAATGTATTAGGTCACGTAGTTCTAAAACATGCAGATACTGGCGTCTACGGCTATGGTTATTTTAATGATAGTGATGATGCTAAGAATGCGAAAGAGCTAGTTAAACATGGTGATATTTCATCTATGTCTATTGGTGCTCGTAAGTTAAAGAAAGCTGGTAATGATATTATTCATGGACTTATTTATGAAGTAAGTCTAGTACTAGCTGGAGCTAATCCTGGTGCAAGAATTGAAACTGTGGTACAACATTCAGACGATGGTAATAATGAGGAACGTGGTATCATTCACACTGGTACTCTTATTCATTCTTCTGATGATATTTTAGAACATAAAGATGAAGAAGGAGGTACTGAAGTGGCTGATAAAACTATTGAAGAAGTCATTGAAACTATGAATGACGAACAGAAAGAAGCTGTATATGCGTTATTAGGCTTAGTAACTAGCGACGATGATGCAGAAGACACAGAAGGTTCTGATAAAGATGACACTGTAAACCATAATATGGATGGAAAAGGAGATGGAGAAACTATGAAACATAACGTATTCGATAAAGATTCAAAAGGTGCAGAGGAAGTTACATTAAAACATAGCATCAATGAGGTGCTTAAACAAGCTCAACAAACTAAAGCTTCATCATTTAAAGATATGATTGCTGCTGACGAAACTCTTAAACATGGTATCAACTCAATCGAAATGTTGTTCCCTGAAGCAGCTCATACTACAAACGGTAATGTACCAATCCTTTATAATGACCCTAATACGGCTTATAAAACAATTCTTAACGGTGTTACTAAATCACCTTTCTCTAAAGTTCGTACTTTAGTTGCTGATATCACTGAAGATGAAGCTCGTGCTAAGGGTTATGTTAAAGGTTCTATGAAGAAAGAAGAATTCTTCAGCTTAATCAAACGTCAAACTGGTCCAACAACTGTGTACAAAAAGCAAAAGTTAGACCGTGACGATATTCTTGATATCACTGATTTCGATGTAGTATCATTCATGAACAGTGAAATGCGTCTTAAATTGGAAGAAGAAATCGCTCGTGCTATCCTTGTAGGTGACGGACGTGATATCGATGATGAAGACAAAATCAATGAGCAAAACATTCGTCCTATCATTTCTGATAACGAATTCTTCACAATCCATAAGTCTTACACTGTACCAACTTTCATTGAAACTGTAATCAAAGCTATGGCTGAATACCGTGGTTCTGGTCAACCATCAATGTTTATTGACCCAACTTTATTAGCTGACGTTAAGCTACTTAAAGGTACTGATGGTCGTTTCTTATTCGGCGATATTCCTTCAAACGAAGCAATCGCTGCTCGTCTAGGTCTAGGTGCTATTCACCCAACAAGCTTCATGGTTGGTAAAGGTGCTATTATTGTCAACCTTCGTGACTACACTGTTGGTTCATCTAAAGGTGGACAAATCACTAACTTCGACGATTTCGATATCGACTTCAACCAACACAAATACTTGGCTGAAACTCGTTTATCTGGCTGCTTAACTATGCCTAAGTCAGCTATTCACTTGAACCTTACTACTCCAGCTACTGGTGCAGATAATACTAAAGCTGGTTTGACTTACGGTGAGCGTCAAGCTGACAAAGGTACTTCTACACCTTAATGGCTAAATATGCAGGCTTGGTAGGCTATGTTACCCAAGAAGAAACAGTTCCTGGTGTATGGTCTCCAGTCGAAAACCCTAAATTGATGAAAGGGGATATTATCCGTCAATACTCTACTAATCAAGATAATAGTAAAGTAAACGGTGATATTTCCCTTAATCATAGGGTTTCTTTATTAGGCGATGCATATGCCTTTGATAATTATTTTAACATTAAGTATATTACAATCGATGGACAAAAGTGGGAAGTCAGTTCTGTTGAGATACAGAGACCTAGAATCATAGTTACCTTAGGAGGTTTGTATAATGGGTAGATTAGAGTTACACAGTAAGTTAGTATCACTTTGCCCTAACGTATATTTCCAACCACCCAGTACTGTTACTCTAAAATACCCTTGTATTATTTACAACAAGGCTCCTAAGAATACTTTCTATGGTAACGATGGTTTGTATATATCTAAACAGGGCTATTCTATAATCGTGATTGATAAGAATCCAGATAGTGTTATTGCTGATAATATAGAGAACTCATTTCTATATTGTACGGTAAGTCAATATTATGTGGTGGACAATCTTAATCACACAACATTAACATTATATTATTAGGAGGAAACCAAATGGCAAAATTAGTGTGGGACCAAGCTGGTCAACGTTTATATGAAACAGGTACATCAAAAGGTGCTCTATTCGTTCAACAATCAGATGGAACTTATGGTGACGGTGTAGCTTGGAATGGTTTAGTATCAGTTAAGAAGTCTCCAGACGGAGCAGAGGAATCACCACAATACGCTGATAACATGAAGTATTTATCTTTATTCTCAGCTGAAAACTTGAAAGGTTCAATTGACGCTTTCACATATCCTGAAGAATTTGAAGCTTGTGATGGTTCTGCTGCTGTAAACCCAGGCGTATACGTAGGTCAACAAACTCGTGTACCATTCGGTCTAGCTTATACAACTATCGTTGGTAATGATACTCAAGGTAATGCTTATGGTGAGAAACTACATCTTATTTACAATGCTAAAGTATCACCATCTGAGCGTGCTTACGAAACAGTTAACGAAGACCCAACAGCTTTAACTTTCTCATGGGAGTATACAACTACTCCAGTAGACTTATCTGATATTGGTCTTGAACCATCAGCAGGTATTACAATTTCTAAAACTGAAGTTGGAGAAACTAAGTATAAAGCAGTATTCGATTTGGTATATGGTACAGA